GCTCGTACAGCCATTTGCAGGGAATGCGGGCCAATTAAAATCAAGGTCGTAAACCTTTCCAATAATAAAAAAACATTTCGATGTATGAAAAGTTACAAGAAGCACAAAACCCCGTGGAAAAAGTTTAAGAAAGACAAGTGCGAACATTGTGGCTTCGTGCCAACCCATCCTTCACAACTGGATGTTGACCATATAGACGGCAATAATAAAAACAATAGTCTTGAAAATTTAAAGACATTATGCGCCAATTGCCATAGGCTAAAGACAGCAATTTACAAGGACTGGAACAACAAAATAGCCCCCACCGCCGATGGCGATGAGGGCTAATTCGTGCTATTAAGTTTTACTTTGTTGGTGCTGTTGTCTTGAAATGCTCGTAAGCACCGACAACTACTGGTCCAAGTACTGCGACCAATGCTCCCCAAGCAACTGACTTGAGGTGATGATTGCCTGTCTGCCAGATGGCAACAGATGCAACAAGCAGAGCAGATAGATAATGCTCAAGTACCTTTTTGCTGATCTTCATGTTTCTCCTTATGACTAACAGGCAAAGCCTGTGCCATAAGCATATCCTAAGCCAAGGGGAAGATGGCTCATGCCATGTGCTGTTTAACCAATGTCATGTACTTGTTCCAGTCAAAATTTTGGCCAGGATCCTGATGTCCCCCCGCAATCTTGAAGGCGTTGGTAATGTCAACATGTCCACAAAAGCCAGACTGTCCTGCGACAATCTGCTCAGGTGTTAACTTGACTGCAGGTATTCCATGCCTATTGGCTATATCGGCCGTGAGAGAGGCGCTGAGGGCCAATTCTGCGGTGCTGTAGGCGTTAGCCCAGACAGCAGGTGTTTGTGCCGCATAGCCCGCATGCTCAATGGAAATAGACTCTTGGTTCAGGTCATACTCATCCACAGCCCATGCTGTGTCTTGCTCGCTAACTGACTGGACAATCTGCTTATCGTCCACCATGTAGTGGGCAGAAGCCTGTGGGGCTGATGAGCCTGCAAACCACAGGGCTACCTGATTGGCACGGCCTTCAGACTGTGGCGTCTCCATTGTGTGGATGACGATTAGTTTGACGGTCTTGCCACCACGACCAGGCGAGTAATGCTTAGCCTGTATGAATGGGTATTTTATTGCCATATAAGTCTCTCTGCTAAATCACCTGGATTGCAAAGGTCTGCCTCTTTACAGATGGGATGGCCTGCCTCTGCGTAGCATTCTGCTACCAGTTCAGAGCAGATGTAGCCATCATGCTTTGCAAGGTAATTAATAATTGCGTGTGGGAAAATCTTGACGCCTAACGCACGGAATGCAAGCATGACAATGATGCCGAAATTGTATGGCCGTCCGACTGTTGACTTGGCGTGAACAACAATCTTTGCTCGCTCGTCATCGGATAGTTCTTCATGCAAGTTCCATGCAATGCGTGGGTAGTTTGTAACTGGGCTAATAGCAACGCCAGTAGGATTGGCTTCAACGACTTGATCATCACCAATGTAGATAAACGCATGGTTCCAGCGTGACACCGTTCCTAGTTTGATTAGTTTGGCAAAAAAGCCATTGCTGCTTACTACTCCATAATCACCAATGCGTGGCTCGTATGTCATTTGTTGTCCTCGATCAAATCTTCCAGATGCTCAATCTCTTGCTTTTCAAGTTTGAGGATGTGGCGGATAATCATGGCATCACGCTTGGTCTGACCGATCAAGGCAATGCCGATGATAAGTTCAACTGTTACTGCAAGCCATGAGGCAAGATTCATCCAGAGGATGTAGTTGTGTGTGTCGTGGAACAACTCAGGTTGCGCCCACCACACAAATGTCATGCAAGTCCAAGCCAATACAAAGTACCAGTTGCGGATAAGTCCTTGAATCTTCCACGAGATATTTTCGCTAAAGGTCAAAACATCTTGAGTATCTGGGTGGATGTATTTTTTCTTAAAAGGATTAATCATCGTGTCTCGCCTTCATTACTGCTACATCGGTCTTGATACGTTGTTGGTTTTTAATAAGGTCGTCAACTTTGTTTATCAAGCCAGTCTTGCCGTCGTTGTATAGCGCATACTCAATACGGCTAGTGCGCTTGTCCATCTCAGAAATTACAGTGCCTAACTTCTCTGTTTCTTCTTTAATCGTCTTAACAATGTAATGCCTAAAAAGCATTCCAAGGGCAGTCATTACACCGCCAAATACGAAGAAGTAGTAGTAAATCGTGCCTGACAGATTCACTTGGTTTGTTAAACTATCGCTGACTGTTTTAAGCATTGCAGTATTCCTTATATGTTAAACGACGGTACGGAATTGAAGGTTAATAACGCCGCCAAATCCTTGAAAGCGACGATCAGAAGGAGCCTCACGAGTAAAGGAAATGCTTTCAATAACTCCACGAACAGTTTCGTTGTTTGTAAAGTCTTGCAAGATAACTACATCGCCATTTGACTCAATAGTTTCTAGCGCAGATAGACGCTCAATTGCTGCGCCTTCATAGCCAGTAACCATGTTGTAACGATCTTCTTCAAAGTCATAACACATAAGCGGTAAGGTGTAGATACGCTCACGACGCACCGCTGGTAGGGCTTTAAGTTGATAGCCATTGAATGAATCTTCTTGGCCAACAAGTTGTCCAGATTCTGGATAAAATGTAAACTTCAAGGCAACTGATTCTTGTGGAATATTGTTTGCCGCTGCGTTTAGTCCAGATACATCTTGGGTAAAATCAAAACTGCCATTGACTGTAATAATGTCTGTTACTTCACCAGTTGCAAGTACGCTGCTTAGTTTAAGCGTGCCAAGCATAGGCAAAGTCTCACGCAACTTGACCAACTCAAAGTGTTTATCCTCAAGAGTGAAGTAACGGATCTGACCAGTCTGTAGATAGCCACTAGATACAAGTGTGTTGGCTTGCTGGTAAACGCCAGTGCCTTTAACGCCGATAACAAGTTGATTGGTTTGACCCATGACGCAGACGGCTGTTGCCTCTGCTGTAGATGGCACACGAAGGTGTGTAGCCCATCCCATTTGCAAGGTGCCAAAGTCACGGCTTAGGTCAATCTTGATAAGGCCAGATGAGTATGTGCCATCGCCATTGTCTATGTAGTTAGAGACTGTGACATAGGCAAAACGATCATTGAAGGTAAGGTTGCGGCAAGGCAGGCCGTTAAGGACTGTTGCGCTGACAGGATCATAGCCATTGGTTACAACGATCAGTGGACCGTAGGTAATGTAGCCGTTGGATACAAAGCCTGATGTATCAATGGTGCCGATACGTATGCCCTTGTTTGTGCCAAGCACAATAAACTTGCCAAGGTATGCACCCATGCAATAAATCTGCTCGCCAGTAGGCATGATGGCAGCCTCAAGGCTACGGGTAAGTAGCGGGATGTTACCCGTTGTTGTATCTAGTGCGAGTCTAAATATTGAAGAATAAGAGCCAGCATAACCAGAGACGTAAATATTATTTGGGCCTTCACAAACTGCCGTCCATTTCCATGATGCGTTTGGATGTACATAGATTGGTAGATTGTTGTTGCTCGCCAATTGCACTGTACCTGTGGCAGAGGCGTTGTTAGATACTGCAGCGTTGTTGATGAAAAAAGTAAACTGTGTCTGGCTAGGTACGCTGGTAACGGTAAAGGTGCCGTTGTATGGGCTGCCTACACTGGCAAGTGTTACCTCTGAGCCAGTTACAAAGTTGTGAGCAGATGCAGTTGTGATATTGGCGTTGAAAGCGCCATCAATGTATGTTGAGGCAACGTTGTATGAGTTAACGCTGTTAACCTCGAACAAGGCATTGTTGATGCCTGCGATGAGGCGTTGTTTAACCCAACCCATAACGCCTGTGGTAACAGTGCCAAGGAATGATGGATTGGTAAAGATCAATGTGCCGTTGGTTGCATTGGTCAATGGGCCTTTGTAAATGCCTGTGGCATTAAGGACATAATAGTTTTGACCATCTTGGGCAAGGGCTAGGATGGTACCTGAGCCGCCCCATGTCAGGGTTGTAGTAGCACCTGCAGATGTAGTGCGTTGCAAAGTTGAGCCAGTTGCTGTCAAGTATAGGTTGACGCCAGCGGCGTCTGTGCCACCAACCATGAGTGGCGTAACGCCACTGCCTACTGTGATGTTGCTGTTTTGTGTTACATCTGGGAGTAGTGTTACTCGACCAATGTTAAATACATCTACACCAGCGGACTTGTTAAAGCGGTAGCCAACAGTCTCGCCTTCAACTGGTTCTTCGTAGCGAATGCCAGCGCCGTAGTGAAACGAGGACTGGCTGCGTAGCCACCAACCTGTGAGCGTCTGCTCACCTGGTTCTTTCTGTTGGTCAATTTGTTGCTTGCGATACTGGGCTGTCTCACGCTTATACGGATGCTCACGGCTAATGCCAAGGAAGAACGGCAAGCCAGAGATGGCACAGTCGTAGTTGTTGGATGTGTTGACATAGGTAGAGCCTGCTGTTGATGGTAAACCAATCGAATCTACAACTGGTTCCGCAATGTGGATAAAACCATCAGTCATGCTTACTCCTTATTCTAAAAGGTTCACCAACGATCTGGTTCGCCCATGTGCTAGTTGTGTGTAAACTTGCGTTGTAGCCACACTTGTGTGGCGCATAAGTTCTTTAACAGCAATCAAATCGCCACCGCTTTTTTCAAGCATTGTGGTGGCGAAGTAATGTCTAAGGCTGTGGAAATGCTTAGCCTCTGGTCCGAGGATGCGACGCATCTCATCGGCTGCTTTTTTGGAAAACTTGTTAGGATCAATTTCCCACAAACGACCCAAGGTGTTATGAGATTTAATCATGTCAGCCACTACGGGGCTGATAGGTACAATTAGGTCAGTGTTTCCTTTGCCTAGCACTTGAAGCATCGGACCATCTTCAGTCTCAATCAAGTCAGCACCACGGATCTTGGCTACTTCCATGCAGCGCAAGCCTGCCATACCACCTAGAATAAACCAGTCTTTATATGGCTGATTAGCCTCTGCTAACAGTTTTGCATATTCGCCCTTGGTAACAGGCTTAGGTACGCCCCTGCCAGCCTTTACATCTGGCAGATCAACCGCTGGGTTGTTGCCATTGACTAGGCCAAGTTTGTTTAAGTGCTTATAGATTGAGCGTAAGCGAGAAACATAGTTAGCCTTCGTGGACTGCTTGGTAGCAGCCAATACGATCTTTTCTAAGTCTTCTCGCTTAGCCACTGCAGGATGTACGCCAATGCGGCGTATGATCTGCCAATCGGTTCTAATGACATACGGGCTAAAGCCCGATGAATCATAGCGGTTTTTTAACTGACGGTATATCTCGTCCATTGGTGTAAGTTCCATAGGACAAGACTACCACCGATTTAACTCTCTGTGGAGTTAGCCTGTGGCGCAGAGTTGGCTGCGATTGTGGCTAGGTAGGCTTGGTAGTCGCTATTGGCAGGGTCTAGCGGTATGAATGATTGAGTATTATCTTCATTCAATCTCAAAATATATGCTGGACTGTATTCAGTTGCCGATACTGGTTGATATGTAATAGCCATTTTATAACTCCGCACTCAAGGATACATTGCCGCCATTCCATTGACATTGATAACCAATGGTTAATCCAGATGCGCCAGAAGCATAAAGAGAAAATGCAGTTGGGCTAATTCCATTAGCAGATAAAGCAGTTGGCGTTGCATAACCTTGATAAGTTATATTGATATAACTGGTAAAAGTACCAGTTGGTGCAGTTGGGGTTGGGGTAACTCGCATTGAAACTGGAAAATAACGATAAAAGTTTGCCGAAGTTCCCGTTACTACTTGACCAAAAAAATCATTAATCCCATACACTTGATAATACCGTTGGCACAAGGCTAACTCTCCTTGGAGTGTGCCTGATGCGGTGGTGAAAGGTGTGGCTACTGAGCCTGCTTCTACCTGCCATCCCCAAGTGCTGATTGTGAATGTTGAGTTGAGTGGTGCGCCAATAAAAGCTCGCAAGAATGAACCTGCGCCGATTGTCTTTCCGCTTATGCTTCCAAGGGTTGTGGTAAATGAATATCTAGCCCACGAAGTTGTGATGGTGGCGCTTCCAAGGTTGTAATAAATCTCAGAAGAACCGCCAGAGCCAAAGTTCTGATGTAGGTAAATCTGGCTCAACGCGGTGCTTGATGATGCTTTTGCATAGAAACTAAAAGTGACTAGTTGGTCTGCAAGCGTGGCAACATTTTCTATTCTTTGAGATAGCACATTATAGGTTTGTGAAGAACCTGCTACGGTGCTTGACCATTGCAAGAATGATGCGGTGTCTATTCCTGTGGCAATAACCGTTGGCGTAGTTTGTTGGGAAATTGTTGTTGTTCCGATTGTTCCCGAATAATCAAGATAAAAACGGTCTGCAACAAAAGTTCCAGCAGCAGGATTTGAGAAGGATGTACCGCGCTGCCAGATGCCAAAGTCACCATTGATGATCTTATTCTTACCCGCCAAGAACGGCGCTACTGCCCCACCCGTATTCTGCTCAACTGTTGAAGTTTGTTGTGCGCGTGACATTATTTGTCACCTCTTGCAATCGCGGCAGAATGAAGCAAAGCAGCCTTGATGTATTCAGCCACTTCTAAAACTCTGACAGAATCGCTAGTTGCTGCACCCGCATAACCTTTGTCGGCAAAATCTTCAATCTCTTGAGCAATCTTTTCGCGCAATTCCTGTTCGTTCATTTATGCACCTGCCTGTGGTGTAGAAGAGTTGGATGGAAGTGTGTCAGATGCCTGTTGAGCATCGTAAGCAGACTTGAGCATTGAATGGCTGCCTTGTTCATCTGTCCAAGCAACACAATCTTCGCCGTTTAGGTTTTGATAAATCGTTACATCAGCCATTACAACTCACATCCTGTAAATAGAATATAACCATTAGCAGAGACACCTGCTCTTGAACCTTGACCAGCGGTAATGGTCGGAGATGCAATAATTGTGCATCCATTGGTTGTTCCTTGATTGTAAGTAATTGCTTGCGTACTTGCGCTGTTTAGAGAAAAGGTTTGGAATGTTCCTGACAAAGTAATCCCAGTTGGAGCCGTTCGTGCTGGCACATCAAAAGGAATTGAATAAACAACAGCATTTGTAGCGTAAGCATATCCAAGGATGTTATCGCTATAAGCACCAGCCGAGTTTGAATAAACTGGCAAGTATCTACGACAAGCGGCTAACTCCCCCTGAAGTGTGCCGCCAGCGCGAGTAAAGGTAGTTGGAGTTGAGCCTAGTTCCATCTGAACATTGCCAAGATACCAAGCAACACCATTTGCGATGTTTGAGTTTGTGATAACAATGATTCTAAAGCCCAAGGCATTTGAAGGAATGGCATAAGTTCCCACCATTGGCACATAGGTTGTGCTGGTTGGGGTAGCAGTTCCACCTGTTGTTGGGTTAATTGTTGTCCAAGTAGCGCCAGAGCCAGCATCAACGGTGGTTGAATACTGAACATTGAAACTCATTTGAGTTGATGTTGTTGCAGCGACTTGACTTGAAATAGTTACAGTTTTACCAATGAAAGGTATTAGTGTGCTTGTTTCTAAATATGTTGTGATGTTTGCGCCTGTGTTGCTTGCCGAAGCAAGGAATTTCAAAGCGTAACGAGCATTGGCTGGCACAACGGAAGTTTCCTGAGAGTAAGTTCCTGAACCTGAGCCAATATATTGCACCCAACGGTCTGCCGTGTTGTAGCCAGAACTTGAAGTGCTTGATGTGCTTCTCTGCCAGATGTCAAACCCACCATTGATGACGGCATTACGGCCAGCGGCTTGATTGCCAGCCCAACCCATACCAGTTGAAGCAGAAGAGTTTGCCACGAGTGTTGAGCCGTCAGCGCCTACGCCGAGATTGGTGACGCTGGCTGCGCCATTACCTACGATCAAATCGCCTTTGGCGGTTACTGTTGAGTTAGGAATGGCGTTAGCCACGTTAAAAGCATTTGCAGACATTACAGTCGCAATATCACCAGCAACCAAAGCATTGGTTAGAACGACAGAAGTACCTGTGGTTGCGGTGTAATCTACGGCACGCTCAAGAAGTACGCCATTAACATAAACTTCTTCTGCGCCTACCGTATAGGCTAGGCTTTGGCTAAAGCCATCTGTACCTGTGAGGGTTGTTTCTCCGCCAGTGGCAGTATAACGCCACTGTTTAACGGTAACAGCCGACCCAGTACTAGGGTGACGGTTAACAGTCATATTATGAAATTTCCGATCCGAAAGCGTTGAACGAAACTGATGTGCTTGATGCGGCGATTGACAGAACGTCAGTGTTAGCCAGTGTTACTCCAAGTGTCAAAGTATCTGTTGAATTGCTACCAAGAACTATATCATACGCGATATATTGCTTCGGAGTATCTGCGGCACCAGCAACACGAACAGACACACGATAGGTGATTGCCGCTGCTGACTGGTTTGTTATAACGATGCTTGAAATTACAGCCGCTGCTGTTCCAGACGGGGTGTAAAGAGTGGTTAGGTTAGAGGATGCTCCTGCAGCCGTTGTAGCCGCTGGCACCGCCTGCCCAAGTACCTTATATGCTGTTGCCATTTATCTTCCTTTTCTCGGTAGTTGGGTCATCCGCCCATTGTCAAAAATGTTGTAGCCACTACATCGCCCATGCCAGCAAGTTGACCAACAACGCCATGAACATTGCTTTCAGCGGCAATATGCTGCTGTGCCTCTGTCATATCTTGAGCGGTAATAACGTGACGCACAACTGCTCCAACGCCATGGTTGGTTGGGTTGGTGCTGTTAAATCCACGGGTAACGTTAAGGATTAGACCAGTAACGCCGTTAACCTGCACCAATTCTTCTGAGGCGGTGTTATAGTCAAGGGCAACAATGTAAGGATATTGGGAAGGGTAACCGACCAATGCGCTTACTGGAATACTTGTACCAGTTGAGTTAACCGAACTGGTAAGGGTAGTATCCTGCGCTGTGGAAGTGTAATATCTATTAACCGCTGGCATTTACTATCCTTACGAGGTGTAGTGGGTGCGTGGTGGGAACTGCTCTTGAAGACGGCGAATCTCAATTTGCAGCCGTTGCTGATAAAGGTTCTGGATAGCACGGCCAATGTTGACTGCTGAGCCAATTGGATTGGCTTGACCCATTGAGCCTGCTTCTGCAGATAGCGCAGGTACACGACCAAAGTCTAGGTACATTGCGGTACGGTAGGCGGCACCAAGGACAATTACCTCACGGCAAGTATCTTCAAGGCCAGTCATTGAAAAGTCATCTGAATCTTGCTGAAGCACGGTTGGCTTCTTGGTGTAAGTCACCATGACTTGACGGCCAGGAATAATGCCTTCACGGATCGAGATAGTCTTACCACTGTTCCATACCAATGGGTTAGCAGTACGATCTACACGATAGTGACGGATTGGTAGCCATTCCTTAGAAGGGCCGATGGTCTGCCATGAGGCAGCCAATACATCTACTGCTTCATCTGGCAAGACATAGGTTGTAACCGCTGCTTGGAATGTAAAGGTTGTGTAGTACACGCCGAATAGATCTGGATACACAGCATCAATTGCCTGCTGAATATTGCGGCGAATGACTGAGCGTGGAAATGATGGAGTAACAGTTACCCGTGTACCTGATGTGTGGGTTGTAGCGGTTGTATCTCTAAAGCCACGACCATAGGCAGGAATGGTTGCTGTGTTGCTGGTACGGTCGAAAGAATCAACCCAGATCAATTCTTCATCAATCTCAACCAAGCCACGAGTTAGCACTGTGCCATCGGCAACCTGAAAGGTTAGGTCTGTTGCTGCCATTGGGGCAGTAAGGTATGTAGCCTGATCTTGACGGTTGGTGTAACCTGTCAGAGATAAAGCAGTCTCGTCAATTAAATCTGAAAATAGAGTCATGATGCTATCAATGAGGCGGCTAAGGCTTCGCCCAAGCCATAGGTGCCAGCAAGTTTATTCAAGATACCTGGCATGTCGGTGTTGTAGTTTGGAGCAGAAAAGCGCTTTGCGTAAAGGTAGTTAAGCGCACCTTCCAAGTCCAGCGGTGTTGTTGTACCAGCCCAAACATTGGCTGCACCTTGTGCGTCAAGGGTTGGTACCCCGTTGACAATGGTGCCAGCCAATCTGTTAAGACTGTATTGCAAGGTGGGTATAGTCATTATCTACCTTTCGCTGAACTTGGATGTGCCAATACTTTTATTTCTTTACCACCGATGACAATTGTCTTAGTGGTTATTTGGTTTGCTTGGCCAGTAGCCTTTACTTGCTTGGCCATGTGACGGTGCCGCCCACGCCCTCGTAAGAACCTTCTGGTGTAGCAGTTGGCTTACCGTCTAGTTTGCCAGTTACCTTAACTGCGTTGTTGTTGCATCCGCATGACATGCACATATTACTTACCACCCTTTTTAGGCATTGCTACCTTCTTGAGATTTGGATTTGCTTTCTTTGCTGCTGGTGAAGCCTTGCGTGTTGATGAGGCTAGGATTGCTCCTGCTGACTCCATTGATACGCCAGACTTTTTAGCGATTGACTTTTGAGCGGCTGCGAAGCCCATACCCTTTTTTGCTGCTGCCATTAGATTGCTCCTGTTTCTTTCATTACCTTTGCGCTTTGCTTGGTAATCTTTGCTGCTGCTGGCATAGTGCCTGCATCAAATGCTGTGCCTAGTTTGTCGCTGGCTTCTTTAGCCTCTGCTACAGCCTTCATGGTTGTACCTGCAGGTTGGATGCCTTGTGAACGAGCATCTGCATAAGCGTCTAGTTCTGCATTCCACTTCTTGGTTGACATGCCTTTATTGCTTGCGGCATCACCTGTGGAAAGTTCTAGCGTCTTGGCCTTGCAACCAAAGCAGCCATCTACATATTCTGTATGCTTGGAATGTTCAGATGGTTCTTCTTCGTACTTGGGAATTTCTGTAAATACATCGTCGCACTTGGTGCAACCGTACTTGATTGGTACTGAGTCGTAATTAGCGTCTAAGCCCCAGTCAAGGATTTTTACTGTGTGTTGATGTGGCATTCTTCACCTGTCTAAAGAAGTTAAGGTTGCGTTGGATACGCTCTGTTTCTTCGCCATTGCCCTTTACGGCTTGTTCAGCAAAGACTATTGCTTCGTCAATATGCTTGAGGTTGTAAGCAGCGATTGAGGCAAGGTCATAGGCTTTCCAGTCCCACACCGCTGATTCGTAGCAGTAATGGACGGAGCGAGGACGTTCCAAAGCGTTAATAGAAGCATCTAAACACCTTGTCCAATCCTCACGACGGTATGCGTCAATTGCTACGCCATACCACGATTCGCCTTCACGGGGAAGAAGTTGTACACCTTTGTCATACCAAGCGGTGGCTTGTTCATGCAAGCCCAGTTGGTGGCAAGCCTCACCTGCCCATCGGCAGACAACGGCTTGTTCTACATCCCAACCATTGAGCGGTATTTGTTTCTCCGCTGAGTCAATGACATCTTGCCATCTATGGTGGAAGTAATACTCACGAGTCATATATGTCCACATGCGTGGATCTTGAGGATTTTCTTTAACCGCCATTTCTAGCAGCGTTAGATATTGTCCTCTGGATTTACTATTGTCTGGTAGGTGTTGGATAACGGCATTGCGGATATCGCAATCTCGTGTATCGCCTTCCCCGTACCACAACTGCACTTCGTGGCATGGATATTTCCAGTACCAACCGAACCTTGAGTGAAGCCTGTCCCTCTCCCATTTTTGCCCAGTATCCATGCTGATCCAGCCAAGATGTGAACCTGGTACCCATTTTTTCCTGACCTTTTTAAAGAAAGTCGGTTCTGGCACTTCGTCCATATCCAAGATAAGACAGACATCAGCATCCTCTGGTACGAGTGATAAGGCTGTGTTACGAGCCACATCAAAGCGAAATGGGTTAAGGTGAATCTGATGAACAGTTACACCCAATGCTCGTAGCATATCTTGGCTACCATCGGTAGATCCAGTATCTACTACTATGCGATAGTCGGCATCTTTTGTTGCCTCAACCCACCGTAGGATATGCTTAGATTCGTTCTTACATATTGAGTAGGTTGCTATCTTGACCATAGCGCAATCTTATCACATTCCGCCAAGCATCAGAATGTCTTGAATGTTTGCTGTTGCGGCAGGTCCAGTAGCACCTGTACTTCCTGTAGCGCCAGTCTGTCCCGTTGAACCAGTAGCCCCTGTTTGTCCAGCCGCTCCATTGCTGCCAGAAGGACCTGTTGGTCCTGTGGTGCCATTGCTGCCAGTTGCTCCAGTAGATCCTGCGGCACCCGTTGCTCCCGTCGGTCCTAGAATTGTGTAGGTAACTTGCTCAACATGCAGATTAACGCTTGCTGAGGCAGGACGAGTAGGCGATGTGCCAGAGGCTACAGAGAGTAACTCCATATAAGTATTTTGTGAAGACCAGTAAAACTGGATGTAATCTCCAGCGTTGACCGTAACAAGATCTTCAATGTTTGCTAGGACTTGGTTGTTTACACCAGCGGTTGTAAAGACTGCTGTTGACTCAGTTACTGCTGTGCCGTTAACGGCATACCAAACGTTAACTTGATAGTTGCTGCCGCCACCTGTGGTGATGAATTGACCGAGCAAGTTGATGGCATAAGTACCAGCATAACCAAATGTGATTTGGCTGCCAGATACGATGCTTACGCCATTGGAGCCAGCATTGGTGTTAATTGTGATGAGGTTAGCGCTTGTAGCGCCAGCATTTACTTGAGTTGTTGTGTCGTAAAAGTTTCCATAATAGGCGATAGTTCCGCCTGCACCTGTGGCACCAGTAGCGCCAGTTACTCCCGCTCCAGTGTTACCTGTAGAGCCTGTGGCTCCTGTTGGTCCTGTAGGACCTGTAATACCCGTGCTGCCCGTTGATCCAGTAGAGCCAGTGCTACCAGTAGCACCGATGGCACCAGTGGCACCAGTATTACCAACAGCGCCAGTATTACCTGTTGCACCTGTATTACCTACGCTTCCTGTATTACCTGTAGCACCAGTGTTACCTGTTAATCCTGTAGAGCCAGTTGGGCCTGTATTTCCCTGTGAACCAGTGTTGCCAGTTGCTCCCGTGTTTCCTGCAGCACCCGTATTGCCAACAGCACCAGTTGGACCTGTAGGGCCTGTACTGCCCTGTGCGCCTGTATTGCCGACTGCTCCAGTATTTCCTGTAGCACCAGTGTTTCCAGCGGCTCCTGTAGGCCCTGTAGGGCCTGTAAAGCCTATTGCACCGACTGCACCATCAAGGTTAACTGTCCATGAAGTAAATGTGCCAGTGCCTACAGTCTTGGTGACATTAAGCGTCAGCACGCCTGTGCCAGAATTGTAAGAAACAACATCACCAATGAAATAAGCGGATGTTGAGTTGGCAACAATTGTAGATTGTTGAACCGAATACTGTAAACCAGTTCCAATAGTAACTGTTTGTGTGCCGCTTACTGGCAGGGTGATAGACGAGGTAGAAGAAGTTTGGTACTTATCTCCTATAGGTCCTGTTGGTCCTGTAGAACCAGTTGGTCCTGTATTACCCTGTGCGCCTGTAGAACCAGTGTTACCTGTTAGTCCAGTAGGTCCTGTTGGACCTGTTTGCCCTTGCGCACCAGTATTGCCAGTAGCGCCAGTAGGACCAGTGTTGCCAGTGTTGCCCGTATTACCTTGCGCACCAGTTACTCCAGTTGATCCTGTGGATCCAGTAGCCCCTGTGCCGCCAGTAATACCTGTTGGGCCAGTAGGACCTGTGGATCCTGTCGCTCCTGTGGAGCCGATAGGTCCTGTGTTTCCTTGGCTTCCTGTAGGACCTGTAACGCCTGTTGCACCTGTGGCGCCTGTAACGCTTGGTCCAGTTGCTCCTGTTGCACCTGACGCTCCTTGAATGCCTTGTGGACCAACTGGTCCAAGTTCGATAACTCTGTTTTCCTGAATGGCAACATTGTACACATTTGTTGTCGTAGGAATTAAGACTGTTGAAATGCTATTGACTGTGCTAGTCATTATTGCACCACGCTTGCTACAACTGTGAATGCGCCGTTGAGGATCTGATAAACATTGCCAGCAGTATCTGTGTAGTTAATTGCGTAGTTGTAGTTGCCAGCAGGCAATACATTTGGCTCTGTTTGAGCAGCGGTTAAACTAAATGTTACTTGACCAAGGCCAGGGCTGACAACAGCCTTGCCATTGGATGTTGATAATTCTACAATTAGGTTGTTGCTTACATCGCGTACTTGCATATCCGCGGTATAGCCTGTGAGGTTAACTGCAAGGTTGTTAATATTCCAGATAGGAGCAAGGGTAAAGGTTGTACCGTTGACAACGGTAATGTTGTATCTGCCTGGCGTCACTGTGTCTCCTATGCTGTTGTGGTTATGTACTGGCCATAACCACCATTGACAAGAATGTTATATTCGACTGGGGTGATGACATATTCATGTCCACCCAAATAGCAGTAGTCTGCTGCCTGTGTTTCATCTACACCTGGCGTACGCTCACGCACAATGGCTGTGCCGTAAACCAAAATGCTATCGCCACGAGCAATTCTAAAGCGCCAGAATAAGCGGCTAAAACCTGCTGGTGCTTCTTCCACCGTTGGTGGTTTAAAGATGTATGTCATGGCTACCTTTCAAGGGCGTTGCCACCCGCCCCCACGTGCGAGGGCGGGTAACAACTACTCAATTATGAGTTGTGGATTGAAGATGTTGATTCGAGACGAACCAATGCAGCGTCACGGTAACGGCTCCAGCCGAGTACACCGTACCAACCGATTGGACGGAAACGCATCAACTTATCAACAATTGGTCCGAAGATAACGTGTGGTTCTTCGGCAACTGCTTCTGCAAGTGCTTGCTTACCAGCAACGAGTGTACGGAATACACGCACGCCACCTGTAGCGTTGACATATGAAGAAGTACCAAAAGTACCTGAAGATGAACCAGCACCTGTACCGTCGGTAGCGCTGAACAAACGAGGAGACTCAACAAACATTGCGCCTTCGTATGTTCCGATTGTACCTGGCCAAAATTCTGAAGCACCGTTCTCAGAATACTTATGGTCATCACGCCATCCGCCTGCGCCAGTTTCTGAGCGTAGGTCGTATGAAACTTCTGGGTGGATACCACACCAGTAGTATTCGCCTTGACGTGGGACAGCCTTGTTAGCACGCAACTTAGCAACTGCGGTACGAACCATTGCTGCTGAGATTACGTCTGTATTCTTGATTGAGGCTTGTGTTGTTCCGTTGGTGTATGAACCAGCGTATGTTGAAACGATAGCACCGTTGACCTTAGCAATTGCGTTTGGTCCACCAACAAGGGTATTAAGAACAGTTGTATCAAGTGAGTCGGCCATGTTGAAGGCGATGATGTCTGCAATTGCAGGATCAACGTCTGAAAGGCTGAACAACTCCAACTTGCGTGTTGCAAGTGAAGCGTTACCGTATTCATTGAGTGAAACGGTAACTGGTGTTGTGTTTCCAAGTGCTACAGCATCTGGATCAACGTCTTCTGACAATGCAGAAGTAACTGGTGATAGATCTGTGTAGATCTGGAATACTACTGAAGAACCAGGCATAGCCTGTTGTACTGGACGCTTATCTGCGACATCGCGGATAAGAGGGACAGCACGAAGTGCAAACTCGACATATCGGTCATAGGCTGTTTGGACGAGTGAGGTACCAAGCGAGCCAGACGATGTATCTGTATATGCGTTTGCCATTGTGTCACCTTCTTTCTATAAGGTTTGTGCGTTGGATGGGTTAAGTGCTACCGACGACGCTGGCTGATCTGACCCGTCAGGGCATTCAGTTCGTCAATTGACTTTGCACCTGCGACTTTGGCCATAAGGTCTGCGTCGCGTGATGGTGTTGATGCGTTTTGGGTTGCGGCATTAATGCGTTGATACGCTGCCTGATTTGCTGCCTGCGCTTCATCGGTAGGAGCAGACTCTGCATTTGCTGGCTGAAAACCGAATACATCGGCATTCTCAGTAAGCCATGCGTCAACCTGCTCTGGCGTACTTACGTCGCCAGGAATAAACTTGGCTACCTTGTCAGGTACACCTTTCGTTGCCAATACTTCCTTTACGGAACGATTGCGAAGATCGGATTGGATTGAAGCAAGTTGCTCAGCCAATTCTTTCTTTTCTTTCTCTGCACGCTTTAAAGCCTTGCGGAGATTTGCTGGACCATCTGACTGAACCTCTGTATCTAGGTCCATATCGTCTTCATCATCTTGATATTGGTTTGCCATTTCGGCACTCCCTTTCGTTGTCGGATTAGCGTAAGCCTCAACAGTTCCCAGGGGAAGGAGCGTTGGCTCTTACTACCAGTCTTAGTTACACACCATCGGTGCTGGTCAGCCGTGATGGATATTGTTAGAGTTGGCCGCTTGTGTCGCGTGGGCCAAGGCTGCCTGTGGCAGCACCTGCAGATCCGCTAAAGGCAGATGTTTCTGCAGTTTTAAGTAGGTTAATTTGTTGTTGAGCCTGTGCTTGGTTAATGCCATTGACTGTTGTGCCAAAGGTTGCTGCTTGCAAAGCAGATCCGATATTAGGCTCTGTTGCTAGACCTGCACCATAACGGCTGGCAATTGACTGAAGCGCTGGCTGTTGTGTAGCAATCTGCTGGAAGCCTTGTGCTGCTTGAGCCTGTGTTACACCTTGACCAGCCAATTGGTTAGCCAGTGGTAGGCCAATGCCTGAACCAGCACGAGCAGCCTCTGCTGCAATCTGGGCTGAGTTAACCTGTTGAGTAATGAGTGGTAATGCGGCTGCTGGATCAAGCACATGGGCAATCATGTCGCCAGATGAAAGGCCGTAAAGGTTTTGCAAAGTACTGGTGTAGAACGGATCTGCCTGTGAAATGCTTTGCTTGGCAAGATCTACACGAGATTGCAATTCTGATGCAGATACATCGGCGCCAATAAGTTTGGCTTTATCTGCAGATGATGAGTAGTAGCCTGTAGGTACACCTGCGCCACGAAGAATCTGATCGTAAGCCTGCTCAGTTGCAATGTAATCCGCAGGGCTAAGCACTGCCAAGCCAGCAGCCTTGCGAGCCTCATTACCAGAAAAGCGGGCTTTGTAAGCATCTGAATTTTGCAGAGCAAGGCTGACTGTATCTGCTCCTGCGCCTGACATTGCTAGGCTTTTAAGCGTATTAAGCAATCCTTGTGAATTTGTATCACCTGGAATAAGGATGCCCCATGCTTGCATTTGAGCCTGAACAGCATCAAAAATATTCTGACGATCTTGTTGTTGAGCGTCGGTTAAAGTTGTTGTATCAGGCGTTTTAGGCGTATCAGTTGTTGTTGGTGTTGAAGGCACTGGAGAAGTTGCTGGCTTAGGTGTGCCATCTACATTTTCGTTGTAAGAAGCATCTGCAACATCTGACCAATATTGAGCATTGTAATTTGATGTAAGTGTACCTGGAGCAGCATTGCTTGCTGCAAGTACGCCAGCCAGTGTAGAAGTGTCAACTACTGTTGTTGGCGTTGCTGCTTGTGGCGTTTGTGTTGCGCCAACTGGCACCTGCTCTGAGTATGTTTGTGCCGATGTTTGTGGTTTAAATTCATTGGCAAAATCTATTTGCGCTTGTGAAAGTTTAGCCATTACGACACGAATCCAAAGTCTTTGCCGATTTGATGGAGCATGCTATTGACAGAATCGCGGGCATTGTTTGTATATGCCCAACGAGGGTCTTGGCGAACTGAATCAGCAAATTGCCAGTTCGTCATTGGCTGTGTTGTACCATCTGGATTTACAGTTGCAGCCAAACCTTTTTGCACCAAAGGATCGTTAAGATACTGTGAGTAATTGTTTGAATCGTATGGCAATTCAAGCAAGTTAGTCATGGTTGAAATGTAAGGATCTGCAATCTGTTGAACGGTTACGCCCTTGTTAATTTGGTCTGCATAACCTGAGTATTTGGTTGTTGCTGCTGTCTTAATCATGGTCTTGTAGGTATTAGGATCTACACCCTTTGAAGGGTCTTCAATGTTGGCAACTGCGCTATCAATCCAAGCGCTGCTGTAAGGATTGCCCATTTGGTTGTTATAGTCAATCAAAGAACTGCGAACATCGGCACCAGCACCGCCAGTTAAAGCAATCTTTTGTGCTGCGGCAGTATTGGCAATTGTTGTAGCAAGACGATCTTGACCCGCTGGACTGGTAAACGAAGTATCTAGGTAGTCAGTGTTAAACGTTGTCTCTGCAATTTTTGTAATTGTTGCAGGATCTAAATTGCTATAGCCAATTCTTGCGGCTGCATCTTGAACTTCTTTTTCACGGTTTGCAAGTGTCTCGGCATATTTGCCAGGTTGCGCTGCTTTATCAGCCTCTGCCGCAAGCATGCTTGAACCATTTTTGTTAATCCAAGGTTGAAGTGCTGCGCTAAACTTTTGAGCAGCCGCTTGGCTGCCAGTCTGCAAAGAAGCAATTGTTCCATCTTTAACAGCACTTTCAAAAATGTTTTTAAGTTCTGGATCTGACATCCAGAATGCGTAAATGGCAGGATATTCTTTATTCAGTTGCGCTTCAACTTGAGCAACATTTGTACCAGAAACATCCGATGGAATAACGCCTGATCCTAAACCAGATACAGTTGCAGGTGTTGTTGAAGTAGTTTTATCTGTAGCCATTATTCAGTACCTGCACTTTGCTTAGCAAGATTTTGTAGGAAGCCATAGGCTGTATTAGCCGCTGCAAATGTATTGTAATCAGCAGAACCAAGGACCTGATTTGTAATGTAGTCCTTTTCGTTAAGGTTGTTTTGTGTAGAAGTTTCGTTTTGGCTTTGACGCATTAAACGATTTGTTCCAGATGGCGTATTAATATAACCATAGTTATATGTACCAGTTGTAGTACTGGTTGGATTTTGAGCCGCATATTTTAGATACTGTGTTGTATATTTGCTAATCTCAGCATCGGTTGCTGTACGGCCAAGCATATCCGAAAAAATGCTATTGATTGTAGCCTTTGAAGCCTCAATGTTTGGTTGATCTAGGCTTTTGGCATTAATGCTTGTTGTAAGGCTTGATGCATTAGCGTTGTAATCACCAGAAGCAAATTTTCCTATGATGTTGTTAAAGTTTAACAATGTATTTGTTTGCTCGTTTTGATAACCAGTATCAAGAACATTGTGAATTGCTGTAAATTCTTTTGGCGTAAGCGTACCGCTAGGGCTAAGAGAAGTTACGCCAGCATCACGCATAACAGATGGCAAAGTTGCAGCAATCTGCATCTTGACACTTTCAATTGCAGTGCCGTTATTTTTTGTATCTTGAAGGGCTTTTTCTGCTTGACCAACGGTAATTTTAGATGGAAGCAATGCTCCGCTTGCATCTTTTAAACCAAGGTTTGAATTGTCAAATGGTGCTGCGGCAAAGGCTTTTGGGGTAAGAAGGCTGTTGGCTGTGCTAGTACTTGTGCCAGCAGCGCTTGCAGCAGCAAGGGCAGCAGCGGCTGCTGCAGAAGCAGCATCTGTACTGCCTTGCTTAAATTTTGTTGCCATTATTTGCTCAACCCCTCAATTGGACCTAACGCTGATTCATAGTATTTGTTGTAGAAATTTAAGAACTGGCTATCGGCTTCAGCCATGTAAGTGGCTGCTTGACGAAGCGGATCTACAATATTTTGAATTGTTGCTGGATCATTTGTTTTGTGCAGTTTTTGAATTGCACTTATAGCAGTTTTTTGGAACTGGCTATAAAAATTGTAACGAGAAGTGCCTTCCAAAGAAGCAACATAATCAAGTGCTTTTTGATTTTTCTCAAGAGCAATTGCTGTTCCAGCAGTTGGGTCATAGGCTGGAAATAGCGTATGAGCAAATTGACCAAAACTTGATGCATCGTACTTTTTGCCACGAATAGACGCTGGTACCGCAGGGCTATTTGGCCATACTTCGCTGGTACCCATAAGCGATGCCAACTGTGTTTTAAGCATTGTAACAGTTTGCTCGCCAGCCTTTATTTGCGCTTCGGTAGTCATCATTGGCTGATAAGCAATACGCTTTTGATGGTCAAAAAGGTCTTTGGCATGCTCGCCAAGATTTTTTAATGCCCAATATCCAACATGCAAAGTTTCTTCGCCTGTGCCTTTTAAGTTTGCGGTACCAGTTGAAGATTGATAGTTAAACAAAATCTTGTTTAATTCAGACAATGCTGGAACAAGATTTATCATAGTTGAAATAGCATCTTTAGCCTGTGATGGTTGAATGCGTTGTGGCGAAAACAGGTTCATTAGCGGGCTTAGATATGGTGCGTTAATACCGCCAAATTGTCCAAGACCAGCGCCATGTTCAAATGCGTTTAATTTCTGCAATTCAACAAGCAAAGGAGCGTGTGTATCAATCCAGTTACCAATAGCGTTATTTTTGTTGTAATGGCTGTAAAGGTTAAAGCCAGCGTCAATCAATAACGAATGACCAGGGTTGTCTAGTAGATAGCCACCAATGTTGCGGTACAAAGTCTTGTTAAACGAGAATGGGTAAAAGATCGTGTTGACTGTACGCTCAAGAGGCGTACGGTCGCCGTATGTGTTGATCTTGTTTAGAGCCTTTGTAATCTCAGCATCTGTCTTACCAAGTTGCTTGAGATTGTACGCCTGCCACATCATATTATGGCCAGGATTGTAAATGTTGAAACGGTCGTTTTGAACCAAAAGTTTTTCCAATGGTTCAAGTTCTTTTTGCGCTTTGTACACATCTGGCATTGTGCGGTTTAGCACTTCCATTGCCTCGTCAACTTTACCCATGCGATTAAGCGTTGCATACGGATTCATTGTTGGTGGCACGCCTTCAATCGCTGCCTTAAGGTTTGTCTTGGCAAGACGACGGAATGAGAAAATTGGGTTGTTATCAAAACGCCACTTGTCGCGTAGGCGAGCAAGATCATTTGGCAATGAAGCCAATGTATTGATAAGTGGACCTTCGCCAATCTTAAACTTTTTAAGTAGCGGAGCCTCGCCCATAAATGATGCAGTTTGGTTTGCCAACATAGCGCCAGATGCGCGAACAAAATCTTCAATTTTTGAAATACCGTATAAAGATGTTGGCGTCTTGGCATAGCCGACTAGCACAGCACGGGCAATCTTTTGAGCATCTGCCTTGGCATAACCAGGAATAGGCACGCCAGTAATATCGGCTGGATCTACAGAACGTTGCAAAATCTGCGTCATTTGCTTAAGGCTTAAGTCGCGGATCTGGTGAGCAGAGCGGTTAATCTCTGCTTCCTTGTTGCGTGCAGCGTTAAGTTCTTCTTCAAGATCTTGGTATGTCTTACTATTTGTATCAAGGCCTTGGATCTTTTGCAGTCTCTTTAAAGCCTTTTGGCTTGAAGTAACTGTTGTCTTATCAAACAAACTGCTCTGTGCGCCTTGAAGCAGGCGTGAGTAGATTGACTCACCCGTGTCACCAAGTGTAGGGTGAACATCTTTGCCAAGCACTTTGTTAATTTCGTCAACAACATTGTTGCGGCGAGCATTAGCAACTGACAAATCGCTGACTTTTGTTGTATCAAGCCCAAAACGCATAGCAGCCTTGCGTAGCAAGGATGTGCGTTGATTTACAACATAGTTTGGAAGCAATGGCTTTTCGTAGCCATGGCCAATATCTGTGCCAAGGGCAATGCGATAGCCTTTACGGTCTGCTTCTTCAAATGCAGCCTTGGCGTTATTCCACTTGGCTTCGCTAAGACCTGCTGGTTTTTCGGCAGGAAGATACGCTTCGCTTGCACGCAAACGTGCTTCACGCCACATCAATGAAGCCAGTTGAACTGGATCAAGACGAGTTAAATCGTTATTAGATTTGTCAAACTTCTTGATAAGAGTATCACGAGCATCATTGGTAATTTTAACAAGTTTAGGATCTTCAGCAACATTCTGCATACGAGGCAATGGTGTTGTATCCATCTTAATGCCGCGTTGCTTGCTGATTGCTTCTAGTTCTAGTGTAGAACGAGCAGCATCAGCATCATCGCCATAGCCAGCCTTTTTAAGTTGGCTAAAGACTTTCTTAGCCTCACGGATGGCATCCTGTGCAAGAATAGTATCTTTGCGGGCAACACCAATGGTGCCAAGACCGTTGACATTGTTATGCACTAGGTATGAAGAAAGAAGTTTATCTTTGCTTAGATCTGGGCTTGGCTTAATCATATTAGCCATTGCCTTATCAGGGCGTACCAAAGTCTGTGTGCCGTATTTAGCGTCACTATACTTCATGCCAGTAATCTTGTTTTCAACCATAAACTGACCAGTAAGTTGATCTATGCGTTGGTCAATCTGATCTTTGTTTAACTGTCCACCAGCACGCAAAGCGTCACGATATGCGTCAATAATCTTTTGTCCAGTTGTATCAACTGGGTTTTTAAGCAAGCCCTGTAGCGTTTTATACTCAGGAGTAATATCGCCAGGCTTGACATTCATTTCTTGATTGTTTGCAAAATCTTTAATCTTTGCAGCAAGAAGATTTGTACGATCGTTCTTAGTAAGATCTAAAAAGTCTGGTTGCTCTGTTGGTTCAATGTGACGCAAAGCATAGATATTGGCATTTGCACGACCAGCAATCGCAGGATCTTCTGTTGCTACAACGCCTTTGCCGTACTTTGTTGTGCGAGCAAGATCTGAACCTGATGGGGCAAAATCACTTACATCGCGGTGAACAGCCATAAGGCGTGGCGATGGTTTGCCAGATGGTAGCAAGTTGCTAGAAAATTGCGGTGTTTGTTGGCCAAATTTGTTAGACAATTCCTGTGTTGCCATGTCTTCAACTGCACGAGAAGCAGATGAGCCATGCACAAGGTTGCGAACCTCTGGGTCAAGAATTGGCTCCATGAAAGCATGTGGGCCGTTCTTGAGGTTGTTTAGACCATCAAAGAAAGCCTGTTGATCTTTCTTAGCAACACCGTTCTTGCGAACCAATGAACCAAACTGGCGGATAAAATCATTACGCAGCATCTGCGTCCACAAATGCGGGTTGTTAACCAAAGACTCTACAGAGGCGTCACGCAACTCTGGATCGTTAAGAATCTCATGTTCGTAACTTTGAACAAGTTGTTGATACTCATCGCTGTTACGCTCAAACTTGCCAGCATCAACTTCCATCTGTGCTGCTTGCTGAGCAAGGTGTGATGCGCCGTATTGAGGAAGTTTTGTGCGAATAAAATGATCGTTAACAAAATCTTCGCCAACACCTTTTTGTAAATCTTTTAGTTTAATGCCAAGGGCATTTTTAAGTACTGTGTCAAAGCCGATAGGACCAAGGGCATTAGTAACTGCTTCATGGGTAGCAGACACTGTATTGCCAAGGGATGTGCTTACCTTTAAAGGCTCTGCAACAGAACCAGATGCAAGAGAAATTACATTAAGAGCATTGCCAAAAATGCCTTGATATGGCCCTACTTTGGTAGCGTCAAATGCTGGTTGCTGACCAAGCGCTTTTTCCACTTCAGTCTGTCCAAGCAATCCAAGACCAAGGGCTGATCCGCGTGTTTGTAATGCGCTTAATCCAGCACGAAGTGGGTTACGCATGGTTGAGGCGATAGCCTGCTTACCAGCATAATATGTGCCATCTTCAGATGCAAGCGATTCTAACGCTGGTGCAATACGAGAAGCAATTGGTGAAGTAAATTTGCTAAATACACCTACACCGCTTGCTGAATTAGCAGCGGCATTTGCTAGGCTTTTAACAATTGTCAACTTTGGAGCGTTAGCAAATTCTTCAGGAAGTGATTTAGTAACAAGCATTGATGGGTTTTGCACCAATGCTTTGGCTCCTGCAGCAAGACCGTTAAGCGTACCCGCTTCAGCCTCTGCGCCAGCAGATTCTGCCAAGCCTTTACCAATTACACTTGCTGACTTAAGCAGGCTTCCACCTGCACCTTTAAGCATAACAAGGGTAAATAGGTTACCAATATCTTCAATGCTACGGCGAGTCATGCCAATGTTTTCAATTTGCTGTGCAGTCATCTTGCCACCAAGGGCATTTTCTACAGCAGCCACAGCCATTGCGTGGTTTTCTTCAGGCGTTGCGCCTTTGCCATAACCAAAATCTGCAATTGTGTTACCGACAGTATCGGCAACCATTTGACGAATTGGTTGTGCCATAGATGTAACGAAATGCGCTACAGCATGTACATCTGTAGGTAACCAATTAGATGGAGACAATTCATTAAGAATGCTTTTAAAAAGTTTAAAAGAATCTACATTGCCTACGCCAGGCTTTGTAAGGTTTGCATAGTTGTTTTGCTGCCATGCACTTTGCCAAGCGCTGTTCCATGTGCCAGTAGGTAGGCCAACACCAAAGCCCATAGCCTGCATCTTTTTTTGGATGCCTGTAATGTCTTCTGGCGTAAAAGGAATTGGGCCATGTGTGTTGGTAACAGTTGCCAAAGCGGTAGTTGCTGGACCTGGCTTCGCACTAAGCGAAGGATCCATGTATTTGTTTGGAATGCTGTTAGGCGTATTGTTCATGACATTCTGATAAATGCCAGCGGTTGTAACAGCATTTTGCGTGCTGCCAGCATTTTGGGCAAGACCAACCTGTAGAGTTGGGTCAAGCCAGCCATGTCCGCTTTGTCCTAATGCAGTCAAATTGTTATTAAGGTTTGCTGCGTCAGGAGAAATGTTTGTGTTATCAGTAGCCATTACTTCTGGATACCCGCCATATTGTTCATATGAGCAGCCAGAGCATTACGAATTTGCTTAACTTGTACAGAGGCGCTATCGCCTAATTGGTTAAGCAATACTAAAGCGTTTTGATAGCCTTGTTGCTCAGCCTGTGGTGTGCCATGTAGCACTTCAGGTCCTGGTCCAGGGCCGCTTGCAGCGCCTGCTGTGACAGGCTCGCCTGGGCGTTGCGTTGGAGCATCAATAGGGATGATCTGTGATTGCTGTGCTGGCTCTCCGCCGCTTGCTTGAGCAGGTTGAGATGCTGGCGCACCACTTGCAGACATTGGTGCCGATGCTTGTAGGTCTGCTAATTCTTGGCCATCGCCGTAATTAGGCATTCCTGAGATGTAACGTACTGCTTGCTTTGATGCTGGTCCGCCATCGGTTCTTTGGCTCATAGCCCCTGGGCCTGAAATCATTGCTGGCTTTGCTGCCTGTGGCATGATTTACTCTCCCTCTTTTAATGTTTCAATGGTCCGAGCCGCATACTCGTGGAACGATTTTTTGTCATCCACGAAACTTGCTTGTGTGTCTAACATGTGCGTTAGAATTTCAAAAAAACTTGATGCTACATCGCATAGTTCGGATGCAGTGCTAGCGAACAGGGCAAATACATCCCACTTGCTTAGGCTTGTAGGAGCCTTGCCCTGTTCATTAGTCATAACTTAGTCGCGTGGCTTTCCTGCTTCGGTGCCTGTTCCGCGTGTGCCTGAAGGCTGTACTGTGTACTTGATGTCTGACTTGCCAGTTGGCTTAACAGATGGTGCCTTCTGAATTGATGTCTTCTGTGTTGTTGCGTCTGATGAACCATGTCCACCCTGCAACTTAACGCTCACCTTTGGTGAGTTAAGGCTTGACTTGAATTGTGCCATTTTTTGTTTCTCCTATAGGTTTTGGGAATCTCACTCGTAACGTTAGGCGGGTGAGCGTCTGGCAACATTTGCAGATAACTGCGGTGCGCCAGAAGATGAAAGTCCTGCCAGTAGGTTCTGTAGCGATTGACCTTGCTGTGCAGGTGCCGCAGGCAGTCCACCTTGCGGTGCGCCTTGTGGAGTAGGTTCCCCACCAGGAGCCTGTCCTGGTGCACCAGCGGCTGCAACTTGTGGGGAGACTTGTTGCTCAAACGCAGCGGTAATAACATCTTCGATGTTCTCGCCGTTCATACGACCTTTAATCGCTGCTGCGATTGCTGCAATAGCCTTTGATGGGTCTTGCCCCTGTGAAGCCATCTGAGGAATGGCACTTGCGTAATTTGCAACTGCAGTCATAAGTGCGTCGCGTAATTCTTCAACTTCTACTTTTTCTTCTTCTTGGGTAACGTTCATATCCCAAGGCATTTGACGGCGCAAGAAGTCGCGTGAGATTAACTTATCTCCACGAGCCTGTAGTCCAAAGACAAGTGCGCGGTTTGGATCTAGTCCAGCCATCATGCCGTAAGACACATCGCACCAGTAATCGCCAGCAATGTCCTTTTTAGGCGTGTAGGTAATCTCGTAAGGTGCGCCAGCAGTTACGCCGCGTACTTCCTTCTCAACATCACCAAATAGTGTCTCATCCATCTTAAAGCATAAACGCATGACATGGCGAAATGTCTCAGCAAATACAGCCTGTGCTGTCTTAACCTGAGTATCAAATCCACCCATCAAGGCTTCTACGCCACGGCCTGTGACGATAGAGCCTGACTGTACGCCCATGCGACCTTGTGGGTAGCGTGAACCTACACGAAGTTCTTGATCTAGTTCGCCAGTCTCTTGGAAGATTCCGTTAGGAATGTCAAGTGATACACGGCGAATCTTCTCTGGGTTGGCAGAGCGGATAGTCGCATCTGGACCAATTTCAATAACGTTAACATCTGAAGGCAAAGCAAATGGAGCCTGTACAGACTTTTGTGCTGCTTCCAATTGGAATGTTGCCATGCGTGCGCGAGCAACCTGTACCCACATAATGTCATCAAACTGTCCGCGTTGGTTCTCATCTGAGTCAACGCCAGGACGGATGGCAAGGGCAACTGGTAGTTCATCAAGAAGGTTGGCTGCACGCTCAAGCACGAGGTTGTTACGCTCAGGAATGAAAAGAACTAACTCGTTCTTGTCTTGATAGCGATACACCTCAAGCATACGCTCTGAGTTGCGGTTCTCATACTTGGTGAGAATCTCGCCTTCAAGTTCTGGAAAGTCGTTGCATAGTTCGCGTACAGATTTTTGGTAGCGCTTGGTGTAGGAAAGCAACTTGCCAAACCGATCAAATTCAGGGTATGAGTTGATTGGGTTGTCAATGCGAATCATTGGGCGTTTGTTTTCCCAATCAGGCTCAATGATAAAGGCGAGCATTCCAAAGGTCAAGTAACGGTCAGCACCTGAATACATCATGGTCTGAAGGTTGCAAGAATCGCGGTAACCAGCGACAATCATGGTGCGCTTATCAGCACGCTTTCTTGCACGATCTGAAATGGCATCGGTTGTGTCGCAGTTGAAAGCAGGAAGCGGAGCAATAACTTCAGCCACATCGCGGGCAGCAACGTCAATGAAGTTTGCCACCATTGGCTTTGGATATTCTTCAGAGAACATGCCAGGAAAGACTTGTTGGATGTCACCTTGGCGGATAGCCATAAGGTCAGCCCAACGAGAGTCGCGGGTGTGGAACCTATCCCGCAACTTGCGGACTTTTACGCCCAACTCGTTAATATCTATTGCCACTTATGTATCCCCCGTTAGATGCAAGTTTCTCCTGCATTTGTTGCCATTCTTCCAAGTTGATTACTTTGCGTGAAGCCAACTGGTTGCGAGTGGCAAATGGATTCTTGACGAACGTTCCGCCATATGCGCCTGCTTGGTTGATGTAGTCACGCATCTGCGTTTCTGCAAACCAGAGGGCCATCGGACCGTCTTGTTTATTTTTAGTACCTGCTGACCAGGTAATCAATTGCTCGATGAGAGCCTTGATATGTTCGTTATCGGCTCGTGGCAGTTCCAAGAGATTATTCTTTTGATGCTTGCCTTGGCTGTCAACCGAGCCGAATAGTGGTGCCATTGAGGCTACGCCAAATTCAGCATCCATCTTGTTCGCACCTGTGTAGTGCTGAACGAGGCGAATACCGCGTGAGGCTAAGAATTGGTTGATCTTTTCATCTTGTGTCAAGAACAACTGGAAAGCGTTTTTCTCAATTACCCACACCTTTGGCTGATACTTCTCAGTCCAGTGGAAGATCAAGTCTCTGATCTGCTGTGGTGTAGGTGCTGGCATGCGCGATGCTTCTAGCAGGTAACGCTTGCCTGTGGTTCTATCGCCTGACATGATGACAGAGAATGTGTCACCTGACATTGCTGGATCCATTGAAGCAACAATGTATTGGCTGTTCAAATTATCTGGATGACCAGGTGCGCCAGGAATAAGCGGGCCGATGGCTCGCATACCTGAAACTGATCCGCGTACGCAGTCAGGAGCAAAGATGGCGGTTGACTCAACATCTTGCTGCTGGTAAACCATAGCCCAAGTCTTTGGGTCAATTAAGCCTCTGCGACGACGAAGGTGTGGACCAGACCAGCGCGGATACAATCCATCTTCATCCGCTGGAGTTTCATCAGTATCCCATGGCCGATCAGACTTTGGCCATAACGTGATCCACTTTTCAGGATCATCGTCAAATTCGAGTACGGCTGGCATAGCCAGATATGTCCACGGGGACTTGTTATCTGGGTACCGTTCAGGGTTACGCATTTCGCGGTATAGATCCATAGGATCAACGCGGGTACCTACGACGAGGATCTTACCTGTAGGACCAACACGAGTTAAAACTTCCTGTTGGATCCATCGGATCTGCTTCTCATACTCGCCAGCGTTGGCAAGAGTCACACAGTCATCAAGGATGATTAGATCGGCACGCGCACCGTAGATTTGTCCACCGATACCAAGGGCTTGGACGGTAGGATCCTTTTCACCTGAGTCACGCTCAAGGTAGATGGCATCTTGCGTCCACTTCTCAGCGGTAGCCTTAAAACCTTCGGCGGGAGCATAGCGACGCTGAAGTTCTGCCCACTGCGGACTGGTCAAGCGTTGCTTGATGGCGTAGAGAAATTCCTTGGCCATAGCCTGAGTCTTAGATACAAGTTTAATTCTTACATTGGGATTTGTGACGATTCGATATGTCACATAGTCAATGGAGACTGTCATGGACTTGGCATGCTCAGGTGGCATGTTGACAAGAACGTAATTCTTAAATCCTGGCTCATAGGTCATATTGCCGTGAAGCCAGGCTGGCTCACCTTCTTCAAGAAGTGAGGTGATGTTGCGCTGGTGAGGAAAGGTCTGGGAGTTTAAATACTTTGCCCGAAAGTCCTCGAAACTAATGTTCGCGTCATCTTCGCTGATTACGCCTTTTCGCTTCTGGATGACGCGTGAAAGATCCACTGCTTCTTTAAACTGCGGGTCGGAGACGCGATAATACTCATACGACTTGACGCTCTTGCCGACTGCGCGGCAAGCGTCTTCAATCTTCACTCCATCGGCAATCAGCGCGATAAGGCGCTTCTTTGCCTCTGGGGCGGATAAAGTTGCCTCTGGGGCAAGTTTATAGTTGTTTGACTTTGGTTTAGCCATAAACCTATTTCTCCTACCGCGAAGCGTTGCCTATGGGCAACCCTTGGGTTGTATTTGGGGGGCGCCTGCAGCGCCTAACCCTATGGGTTAAAGGCAGCCCTTAAAGGCTGCCATTGGGTAAACCGTAGTTCGTCTCAACGGCGCCGTTCGCTTGAGGCTCACTCTGCCGTGAGCCGAACGGACAGGGCTGTTTTGTTTTAAGAAGCAGTGGAT